GCGGCGTACGTTGCGGAGTTCCCTGGGGTTCCTGGGGTGACGGTACAGCGCATTGCGGGGGAGTGGGCCAGGGAAAAGGCCGCCACAATGATACAGGGGGTCGCAGATACTACCAGGGAGCGGGTTCGCAGTATTGTGGCCGGAAGCATCCTGGAGGGCGCATCCATCGAAACAACGACCGACCTAATTAGTATGGACCACGCGTTCAGTCCTGAGAAGGCCCGAACGATTGCCAGGACAGAAACGGCCATCGCCCTGGGTGAAGGGCAAAAGGGTGCCGCCATATCTCAGGGTAGGGATGAAAAGCATTGGATGACTTCCGGAGCCGCTGACGATATATGCCTGGAGAACGAGAGCCAGGGCTGGATTCCGATTGACACCATATTCGCGGGCAATGTCGACACTGTTCCACAGCACCCGAATTGCCGGTGTGTCGTAAGGTACCGCACGAAGGATATAAGCGAGGATGAAGTCACAACGGTCAGTCCATTATCCTCGGAGCTTATCGAAACGGGGTTGCCCAGGGTTCCTGAGTTTCGATGCGTTGGATGCAACCGGTTACTCGGGAAGGACGTTGCTGATGGTACGAGGATCAAGTGCCGCCAGTGCAAGGCGGAACGCATCGCGTAGACAAATCAGGGGTCCAGGAATAANGCCCACGAATTAAGTTTCGTGGGCTTTATTTTGTCCAAAACAGGAAATTGGCGNCCGATTTTAGAAATTGCTCAGATATAGGCACGAAATAACTTGACCACCTGTTGACAAGTAGTATTTCCACCTGTATACTTACCTTGTACAAGGTAAGAAACACCAACGAAGGGGGCAAGCAAATGAGATTAGCACTAAACAGCAACCAGAACTTCAGGGAACTAGCCCAGGGCGATATCGTCAACGTTGATATTGCGAACTACCGAAGAGATGGCGACAGAGATCACAAGGGCAACATTATCCGAATTGACCCAAGACTAGCAGAAGCCACCGTAGTCACTGGATGGCAGAAACTGACAATCAGGGTCGGAAGTGGAGAGAAGGTTCATCTCTCGAACGGCGTAGAGATTGCAGTCACCCGACCTAACAGTAACGGCGCAGATAACTTCTGGTTCGGGGCTTCACCATTCTGCCAAGACTACAGAGGCAGGGGCTTCAACGCTTGGAACGTTTCACCTTCCCACAGCATCAACTCTGAGTATGATGCTGAGAATATAACTTGCAAAAAGTGCCTCTAAACCGTCCTGATGATGGGGGGGATGGCTTCCCCCCCGAAACGCTCTCCGGAGCTTCGGCGGAAGCCAAATAAATAAACGAAGGAGACGACAATGGAACAACGGTTTGCTTTAGAACTTGAATACATACGAACTGCATTGGAACTTATCGAAGAGGGGAAAAGCAATATCGTCTATCGGATTGCTGATGGCGGAGATGTAATGAAATCTACCGCAGACGTAAGAATCCATTCTGATGGACGGTCAGAGGGGTATTCTATAGCGAAATGCCTAACCTATGTGGAGCAAATGCTATCGGTGATACCAGTTAGGAATGAACGATGAAGGCGGGCACCATGATGCAATCAGAGTGTCAGCATTGCGGGTATATCGGGCGCGGGGTTGGACCGCGCTCAGGGCATGTCGGCGGCAGGGGTATCGTATGGCGAACGGTCTGCGAAGATTCCGAGGCATGTTGGCGGCGGTGGGATAAAGCCCACCTGGACTTCGATCTGAGGTATGAGAACCTGATAAAGTAGAGATCCCAGGACTGTAAGAAATCACCGCAGAAATGCGGTGATTTTCTTTAAACTGGCGGTTCAGTTTCGAAATTGAGCGTACACAGGCGTGGAATCGACTGGTCAATGCGTTGACAAGTAATGCCCAAACCTTTACAATGTACCTTGTACAAGGAACACAAACACGAAGGGGGAGACGAAAATGGAATACACAAAGATAGCACTCAGAGGAGAAACCAAGCGAACAGCGATAGCACTGAGCGGATGGTGCAAGACATGCGAGCGGATGCACAAATATGGAGAATGTGTGGAAGCAATAGCTGTAACGTTAGAATGTGAGAACGGCCACCAGGTACAGGCAGTAGCGAATCATCCGGAGATCACGGCGCCGGATGCCATCTCGGGGGAGCGGATACAGTTCGGATGGACTTCCAACTGGCACTTCTGCGATGACTGCACCGATTCAACGCTACGTTCGAAGGAATCCCAACAAGCCGGTAAGGCCGAACTAATCCGAATCCTAGAGGGGGCCAACTAATGACATTACTCGAAGCACATACGCAGATAGTCCAGGCGGTGACACTAGGGATCCAGGAAGTTATCACCGAAGCAATCGAACAGCACAAGGTGGAGATGGCAAAACGTAACCGCCAGGTTGGACCCGATGACTACAGGTGGACCAGGGCCCGATAAACCAAAGGGAACGGTCGCCGAGATAACCGACTCGGCTACGCCCCTCGCGAAGATCGCGGGGGGCTTTTTTATTGTGTTGACACGGTAAAAGGTATCGTGGTACCCTTCGGCGTAATTGAATGGCCCAGAGGCTTCCAGAAGCCCATTTGAGCGGTAATACTGCCACCAGTATGTCGACTTGAATGGGCTTTATTTATTGGAGTTTGAATATGCCATACGCGGGGGAACATAGTTGCAGGATTGCACCACCTTCGCAGTTCGAAGAATTTCGAAGGCAGAACAATTGGAAAACAATTGATGGCAAGCGGGTGGATGCCATATGGGGAACCAACGGCGAAGGCACTAATCTTCAGGCCCTGCGATACCCGAAGGGCGATTGGTCTATTGCTGATGCCAGGTCGCATTGCTCAACACAGGAAGGCATCCTATTTGAGCCCGCAAGTTCACCGCAAATAAGGGAGGGTGGAATGGCGCACCGAACGAAGTTTGTACGACCTACAGAAATCAAGATCCTGGACAAAGCCGCCGGTAGGATATCCGCGGTGGTTTCGACCGAGAATGTCGACCGTGACGGGGATATCATCCGCCAGGCTAATTGGGATCTGGATAATTTCAAGGCGCATCCAATATTACTTTCATCTCATAACTATCGGGGTTTGAGTAATCAGATCGGGGAATGGACTGACATACGAGTCGAAGGTAAGGAACTTATCGGAGACGCTCAGTATTATCTGAAGCAAGGGAACGCCGAAGCCGATTGGGGGTTCGTCCTGGCAAGTAAAGGGCGGGCGGCCTTCAGTGTTGGTTTCGTTCCGGATATGTCCAAGGCCAAGACAATCGAAACGGCCGGTAATATGGCCTACGAGTTTCAGGGCCAGGAACTCTTGGAAGTATCCCAGGTGACGGTACCTAGTAACGCTCAAGCATTGCAAAGTCTGAAAGGTGTTGGGCTTCACCCTGAAATCGACACCCTGGTCAATGAGATGCTGAGCGACTTTGGGGATGAGATCAAGGAAGTGGCGGACGAAGTGGTTGAAGAAACCGAAGAAGCCACCGAACGGATCTGGATCAGTGACGAAGATAGGAAGGCATTTGCCAGGGAAATCGCCGAGATCGTCAGAGATGACGTTCGGGCGATGATGCACTCATTTATGCACACGCATCCGAAGGAATCGCCCAAGCCCGTCGACGCCATTGTCAGGGAAGCAATACAATCAAGATTCGGAGGTAAGTAGTAATGTCGGAGAATATCAAAACACAAGCTGAACTGGAGGATATGCTCAACGAGGGAACGCTCAACGAGTATATCGAGCATAAGGTTGCCGAGCAAGTCGGCACAACGGTGAAGGACCAAATGGATGAGGCCTTCAATTCCGGTGCTATATCTCGACCGCCAATGGCCGAGGAAGTAGCGGTACAGTCCAAGGCGTTCCGCCAGGGCGAAACGGTAGATCCTGAAACAGCACTCAAGCGGGAAGCCCTTGCAATGGATGGGCAATTCGCAACTTTCGGAGAGTTCCTAACAGCTATAGCCCCTAGCACGATACAATCCCGCGGGGTAGATCCAAAAATAAAGGTTCTTGGGGAAGGCCAAGGCGATCAGGGTGGTTTCTTAATTCCTGATGCCTTCACAACGCAACTTCTATCCCTGGCGTTAGAAGATGCAGTTGTAAGGCCACGGGCGTTCCGGCTCCCGATGAGTTCATTGAACTTGAGTCTACCAACCATAGTAGACACGACCCATGCAACCAACGTGTTCGGTGGTGTTCGTGGTTACTGGACCGCAGAGTCCGGATCCTACACAAGTAGCGAGCCGAGCTTCGGGCGTGTCACCTTGACCGCCAAGAAATTGACCGCTTATACCAGCGCGGCCAACGAACTCTTGGCAGACTCGGCGATATCCCTGGAAGCATTACTCATGCGTTTATTCCCACAGGCACTTTCCTACTTTGAGGACGATGCGTTCATCAACGGCGTGGGCGGTGGTCAACCTGTAGGACTTCTTAACGCTGATGCCCTGGTAACAGTTGCTAAGGAAACCGGTCAGGCCGCGACAACCATCACGGCTGAAAATATCGATAAAATGTATGCTCGGATGCTACCAAGCTCACGAAGTAGAGCGGTTTGGGTAGCTCATCCGGATACACTCCCACAGATTGTGGCACTAAGCCGATCTGTTGGTACTGGCGGATCTGCGGTAATGATGAGCAATATGGCAGGGGCCGCACCAGCATCACTCTACGGGCGACCGCTGATCCTCAGCGAGAAGTGCCAGAGTCTTGGAACCGCGGGTGACATTTTCTTCGTTGATTTCGGGTACTACGTGGTCGCAGATCGCCAGAGCTTGAGTATGGCATCTTCACCACACGTACG